CCATATTAAGTGAACAAAACATTTTGGACACTGACCTAGAAAACTAATTAACTAGAAATTACCAACTATTTAATATATGAGTGGTATTTTATTCACTTTGGCGGATATCTTTTATGAAACCAAGTATTAAGCATAACAAGTTAAGAAACACGGGAATATTGTTTGAATTGTTAGCCCGTCAAATCACATCTGATGTGATGGAAAACAAGAAGGACAGTATTGCGGTTAAACTTATGAGAGAATTCTTCAATTCCAAGAAAGAACTTGGGAAAGAATTGATGCTATATCGGGCATTCTTTAATGTCCAAAATATCTCAGAACAAAAGGCATTCCAACTTTTAAAATTAGTTACCGAACAACGAAAGAGTCTTGACCAAAACGAATTAAATACCCAAAAATACCATTTAATAAAGGAAATCAAGAAGAATTTTGACCTTAAAGAATTTTTTTCGGCTCGTATTCCTTCATATAAGATTTACGCATCTATCTATAAGAACTTCGATGCCGCTGTAAATGGTATAAATGACTCCACAACAATAGAAGAATTAGCAGGGAGTCAATTTACCATTGTAGAACATTTATCTGGGAAAATCGTAAATAAAGAAATTAAAGAACATACTGAATTAGCTAACATTGTTCGTAGTCAAGAAGATGATATTCGTTTCTTATCTTATAAGATATTAATTGAACGATTTAATGACAAATATAAAGGATTGGATGAAGCTCAAAAGAAACTTCTCCAAGAATATATCTATAATATTTCCAATACCTCAAAATTAAAGTCATATACACAAATTGAGAGTCGTCGATTAGCAAAAGAAATTGCACAAGCATCAAAAAAAGTATCAGATAAGATTGTTCGTATCAAGTTGAGTGAAGTTGTTTCACAATTACAAAAAGTTGAAAAGGCAATAGTAATTAAAGAAAATCATATGACTGCTATGTTAATTGGATATGAAATTCTTAAGGAGCTTAAATCCCTATGACTAACGAAGAAAAATTAAAACAATATATTCGGGAAATGGTTAAAAAAGAATTAGAAGAAATAACCACAACTGGAAATGTTGCTGGATACAATATTCCTATGGCATTTCAAGGTAATAATCCAAAGAATAAAGCACGGAAGAAGGGAATTGCAACCCAATTAGGTATGCAACTAACTCCCAGAGGTAAACAAGACATGGAACGTCCGGCAGACAAATTAGAGAATCTCGCAGAAGGTAAGATGAGATACCACGAATATAAGAAGGATGAAAGTGCATCACCAACCCAGAAGATTGCAAAAGCAATTTCTGAAGTTAATCGTAATCTCGAAGAAGTAGAACGAGTCATTCGTATGAACACTCGTTTACAAAAAGAATCGGGAATTGCAAGTGAAGCACTGTACAATAGAACCAGAAAGGGACTTTTAAAACTCGAAGCACGGTTACTTCACCTCGCCGGTAAAGTTCGGGACATCAGAGGAAAGTAATATGAAGAATTTATTAGTTGAATATAATGTCATTACTTACGGAAAAGAATTATTAGCAGAAGCAGCAGATTTTACTAAACCACTCGTATTGAAGAATGTTCTTCTCCAACGTGCTGAAGCTAAGAACCAAAACGGTCGTATCTATCCACAAGAAGTATTGATGCGTGAAGCAGGATTATACAAAGAAAACTTTGTATCACAACGTCGAGCATTGGGTGAACTTGACCATCCAGAAAGTCCAGTGGTGAATTTGAAGAATGTATGTTGCAACGTTACTGAACTTTGGTTTGAAGGTAAAGATGTTCGTGGAAATATTGAAGTTCTTTCCACCCCATCTGGTAACATTGTTCGTGAACTTATCAAGAATAACATTCGTCTTGGTGTTTCATCCCGTGGTATGGGGTCTGTACGGTCAATCGGAGAAAACACCGTAGAAGTTGGTGATGATTTCAATCTTATTTGCTTCGACATCGTTAGTAATCCAAGTACTGTAGGTGCTTTCATCAACGAAAATAAAGGTTCACCTATCGTTACCCCATACTCTCGTATTGATTCACTTGTATACGATTTTTTAAGTGAAGTAAAATGAAACTAGCGAAGGAATTTGTTAAGTTTACCGTTAAAGAATTGGGATTAAAATCATTACCTAAGAATATTAAATTCGAAGGTGATGATTATTCTGCTCAACATTTAACATTTGGTACTTACAATCCTTCTACGAACGAAATTGTTGTAGTTAAAGGGCAACGGCACCCCATTGATGTTCTTCGAACTCTTGCACACGAATTGGTTCATCACAAACAACGTGAAGACGGTCAAGAGTTAAATGGTGAAGACGGTTCACCAACAGAAAATGAAGCAAATGCAAAGGCAGGCGAATTAATGAGAAAGTTTAAAAATATTCGTCCAGAAATATTTAATGTAGGACCCTGGGGATTCCATACCAATATGGAAGGAAAAATTCAATCTCTATTAAACACTGCAAAAACAGGAAACCCGACAAAGATTGAAGAAACATACATAGACCAATACACAGCAAAATTATTAATTACGGTAGCACACAACCTTTCTCCAGAAAATAGAAAGAAATTTTATAACGAATCTATCAATAAAATGGTAGAATTAGCATATCAATTAGTTACTCGGTAACCCGGAGGTAGTATGTACGTAGAAGTAAAAGGCGACAAACTTTCAGACTTAGATAGAGCACTTCAACAGTTCACTAAACAAGTTAAAAAAGCCGAATTGATGGAAGATTTAAAGAAAAAGGAATTTTATTTAAAGAAGTCCAAGAGACTCGCAAAGAAAAGTCAAGATGCACTTCGTCGTAGAAAGCGAGAAGAGAGCAAAGCACAGAAGAAACAGAATAATACATTTTAACTAAAAATTGATGTTTTTAAAAACAACATAATATATATTATTTAGTACACCTCTATTGGGGTGTGATTTTGTTGTATATAATCTATTTGTTAATGACTCTAATAGTCATTTAATCCTCATAGGAGAGTACTAGTATGGCAAAAGTAGAAATCACGAACAAACTCCTAAAGGAAGCAATCGCAGACGCAGAAGCAGTTCGTCAAACTGCAATCGAAAACGCAAAGCTTTCATTAGAAGAAACGTTCACACCCCAAATTAAGTCCATGCTTTCACGCAGACTTCGTGCAGAAGCAGAAGGTATGGAAGAACCAGAAGAAAAGGAAGTAGAAAAGAAGGAAGCACCAGAAGGGGAAGAAAAGAAGGAAGCTCCAAAGGCAGCACCAGTCGCACACGCAGAACCAAAGACTGAAACTGCAAAGGAAATGCCTTTCCAAGACGGTGAAGCAGAAGGTTCTTCCGAAATGCCAGCTGACAGTTCAGCAATCGGCACCGGCGACAACAAGGAACCATCAGATACCGCATTTGCATCAGCAGATGACGATATGAGTGGTGAAGACGCAGGTGAAAGTGATACTGATTGGTATGATGATTGGTCAGATGCAGATTTCGACCTTGACGAAGTAATCAAGGAATTAGAAGAAGATATGAAGGCATTTGATAAGGAAGAAGGTGAAGAAGAAGCACCAGAAGCAGAGGAAAAAGAAGAAAAGGCAGACGAAGCATATCCAGCAGAAGACCCAGAAGCTGGTGTAGAAAAGCCAGAAATTCCAGCTGATTCTTCAGATATTGGAACTAAAGAAGAAGGCGCAGAAATGGCAGCCGATGTAAATAAGTTTGTCACCGACCCAACAGAACCAAAAATGGAAGGTGAAGAAGAAAAAGGTCACGAAGCACCAGCACCAGCACCAACCGCAGCACCAGCTGCTCCTTCTCCAATTGCACCATCAGTAGGTGCTGACGCAGAAGGTGGTGAAGGCGAAGAAGAACTTGATTTAGAAGCAATTCTCAGAGAATTGGAAGCCGAAGATGAAAAGCATAAGGCATCATCCGAAAAAATGGCATCCCTTGAGAAAGAACTTGCAGAATATCGTCAGGCTGTAAAGCTCCTACGAGGCAAGCTACACGAAGTCAATCTTCTCAACGCAAAATTGTTGTACACCAATAAAATCTTCCGTAAGGAAGGGTTGACCAATGAACAAAAAGTAATGGTCGTAGAAAACTTCGACCGTGCAACCACAGTTCGTGAAATCAAGATGGTTTACACAGTTTTAGTCGAAACATTAACTTCAGCAGCAAAGGTAGTAAAGGCAACCAAGTCAGTCAAGAAGGTTGTCGCAGAAGGATTCGCAAGTAAGGCAACTCCTTCAACCGCTCCAAAGACCGAAGCTCCAGAAGTAATCGCAGAAAATTCTGTAGCTAAGCGTCTACAACAACTCGCAGGAATCATTTCATAACCTCATTAGGAGATAAGCATGTCAGACGTAATGAATCTTATCAACGAATCAAACCAAGCACACAAGGTGATCGTTGAACAATCCCGCAAGCTTGCAGGCAAGTGGGAAAAGTCAGGACTTCTAGAAGGTCTTGGCGGAGCAGAAAAGCAAGGTATGGCAGTAATGCTTGAAAACCAAGCTTCACAACTCCTCCAAGAAAACTCATACACCAACCTTGCAGGCACCGCAGGTGAACAATGGGCAGGTGTAGCACTTCCATTAGTCCGTAAGGTCTTCGGAAGTATCGCAGCAAAGAACTTCGTATCAGTCCAACCAATGAACCTTCCTTCAGGACTTGTGTTCTATATGGACTTCAAGTACGGCACAACCGTAAACGGCAAGACCTCAGGCACTTCACTCTATGGTAACTCACTAAACTCACCATTCGGTGGTTTTGGTAACACCAACGAAGGTGGTCTATACGGAGCAGGCGCATTTGCATACTCAGTAAATGATGCAAGTGCAACTGGTTTAACTGTAACCACCGCATCAGTAGACTTTGCAGACGTAAACTTCAACCAAGATTACGTAGCAACTGGTTCATACCGTAAGTTCTCAGTATCAACAGGTTCATTAACCAATCTTGACAAGCTCGCAATTCGTACCTTCATTCCTTCAGGAACTGTTGCTGATTTTGCAGCTAAGGTTGTACCAGAATTCACCAAGATTGTTGGTGCAAACGTTGTCTTCGTCGTAGAAACAACTGGTAACGCAGTTCTTCAATCAGTTGCATACAGTAAGCAACCAACAGAATCAACCCGTGGTGACTTCGAAGATACAACTGGTGCAGATTTGAACATCCCACAAATCGACTTAGAACTTAAGTCAGAAACAATCGTTGCTAAGACCCGTAAGTTGAAGGCAGTCTGGTCACCAGAACTTGCACAAGACTTGAACGC